CCACCGACATTATGCCGTGGTTTTATCACCACACCGCCCACGACGTTCCGATGTCCATCAAACTCGCAAGACAGGTCAACCGTCAGGTTGGGAGGTCGCTGGAGACTTACTACTACCTCACCGAGCGTGCAGGGGTCGTTACCGACGAAAAAGGAAATGCTCTCTACGCTATCCCGAAAGAGTTCCCTGCGGTTCTTCCTTCTCTTATCGCAGGACACAGACTTTCCAAAGAAGCAGAAGCCTACAGGGAGAAAAGACAAAGAAGAATTGCTCACCCTGAAGGGTATCAGTATGAACTGCTCTTTAGAGGTGAGTATCCCAGCATAACGGAACCGAAATTCAGGCTCCCACGTCCGAGAGTCAGGATATTCCCGCTTCCTAAGGAACTGGAGGAGAAGCCAACTCCGCCTAAAAAGAAGGCACCGTTTGAGACTTTTGAGGTTCCAGGACTGCGGAAATACCTGGAATGACTTTTTCTGCAACAATTCGCTAAATTGCGATTTTAGGCGGGGGTTTTGACAAAAGGGTTTCCCCATAGGGCTAAGGAGTTACACCCCCCGAAAACCTATGTTTCACGGACGTTTCACGGGCATTTGCTACTTTCACCTGCCCGTAACCGTCTATTTTCAGGCAGAGTGGTGCTTATCTGGGGACTTATCCTCTGGGCGGGAGCCTATTACGCTCATACGCTTGCCGTAGGGAATGTTATTTTCAAACCCAACGGCGAAGTCTATTTTCACGTCTTTCGGTGGGAAGGAAATGCTTTTGTTGAATACGAAGGGGCAGTGTTCAGTTACGTCTCAGAAGTTCGTTACGACCCCTGGAGACGCTCGTGGAACGTTGTTCTTTTGGGTTACGGAACGGGAAGACGTTTGCAGGACTACACTCCCATTTCAACGGTTATAAACCTCGTGAATAACGGTAACCCTTACGGCTATCGTATCTGGTATGGCTTCGCTTCGTTTTCTTCCGTCTTCGGAACCAACGGGTGGAACATCTCCTTCCCGTTCGCTCCCGACTAACGGGAGTTCAGTTTATCCAGTCTTTTCGCAACTTCTTCCAGTTTCTCTGCTACTTTCTCCAGGAGTTGGTTCTGCCTGTTAAGGACGAACCAGAGGACAAGTCCCAGAAGACCCATCGCTCCCACTCTCTCAAAAGAGGAAGGGTCTACCTGAGCGTAGGCTCCGATGGAGAAAAGGATGGCAAGAAGACTTGCTTCAACCTTCCCCATTCTTTTTGGCTATTCCCCGTGAGATGGAAAACCCTGCAGTGGCGGAACTTATAATGACGGTGAACTGCTCTGCCGAGAGTTGACCCGTGTAGAAAAGCCACCACGCAGAGAGAACGGTGAAGACCGTGAGAACCCATTCACGGTTAGGATTGAAGAACCTCATTTGACCCTCCTTACTTTCGGTGTTTTGGGTTTGGCTATTTTAGCCCCTGCTCTCCTTGCTTCTGAAAGTGCAATCGCAAGGGCTTGTTTTCTACTCGTTACGAGTCTTCCTGAAGAACTCCTCAAGGTTCCCGCCTTGAACTCACGGAGAACCTTTCGGATTTTGGAAATACCTTTCCTTCGTGGCATACACTCTTATAGACGCTTTGAAGGGTCTATTCGCACCGTTTTCGTTGCGGGGTCGTAGGAAAAAGACACTCCGAGCCTTACAAGAAGAGGACGGAGTTTCACGTAAATAGCCCCTTCATAGAGTTCAGGGTCTAACTCCTCTGTAACGTCCTCTGACCCAATGAAGATATCGGGGTGTTCTTTCTTAGGGGAAACCTCAAGGGAGGTTTTGAGTTTGTGCCAGGGAAAGGTCTTCCCTGGGTCTTTTCTCCTTAAAGGGTCAACAAGAGCGTGAGAGTAGATGAACGCTATGGGGTAAAGATGACACCACCAGTGAACCCATTTTATCCCCAACTCCACTTGTTCCTTTGGATAGGGAGCGTCCCCCGCTGTGTGAACGAAAGCGAGGTGCAAAGCCCTGGAGTTGATGTCGGTTTTCCCGTCAATGGGGTCTTTGCACTGTTTTCTTACCCCTCCTGCCTTGAACTCGTCGTGGACGACCCTTACGGAGATGAGTTTCCCTTCTGTAGCAGGGTTAGAGACAATTACGTGGTAGGAGGCTTCCGATTTAGGGTCAGTAACTCTTGACAGAGCACCTCCCACCGTCGTCCCCGCCGTAGCGTGAATGACAATACGGTCAATGACCTTAGAGTTTCTCCTCCAGACGTTAGGAGTTGCGACCTTAAGGTCTTCTCTGGGTCTTTGAGGCGACCCCTCAAAACCTTCGGGAACCTTCAGGATTTCCATTTCTTAGTTCTCCTATGGATACTACCCTGAGATGCCATTTCCTTTTTCTCTTTGACCATATATGATACACGAAATCCATTCCCTTTATCTTCCCGAGTTTCCTTACGAGTTCCCTGTCTACGGGATAGATACTCCTGGTTCTTACCTGAACCAGAAGGGGTTTTTTCTTTGGGTCTATACACAAAATATCCCCAAAACCGAAAAGGTCTCTCCTTTTACGGGCATAAGGGTTGAAGGTTTCTACTTTCTCCACGAAAGCGTATTCTTCCCTTAAAACCTTAAGAGACCTTTGAACAGAACTCCTCATAGGGAAACAAAATCATAGGGGCTCTTATCCCATATAACCTCAAAGGTCTTAAGGGAAAGTTTCTTATCAAAGAGTTTACATAAAGAGGGATTTCTCTCAAGGAGATAAAGGAAAGAGTCATAATGAGGAAAATTACTCCCATTTTCCTTAAGGAATTTTTCATATTTATCAGCAACCCATAAATCAGAACAAGACTCCTTATCATACGTTAAATGACGAAACCTACCATCAATGGGAGAATGGATACATACAAGAACGCTATCCTTCGTTAACCTACTTAAAGCCATATTCCATAACTTAACCATTACAAGAGAGTCAAGGGGAATACCTTCCTTATCAAGGAAACTTACTCCTATTTCCGTAATGCATTCCTTGTAAGGGTAAGTAACGTTTTTGAAACTGTCGTAGATATGGTAAGTATCGTAAAAGAGTTTTTGGTCGCTTCCTATGTAAATATGCCTTCTTATTCTTCCTATGGAAGATAGGGATTTTATTCCTAAGGTTCCTATGAAATCTTCTGTCTTGTTCTCTATGTATCTATAAAACGGTTCATAGTGTCTTAAGACTCTATAAGGAGTGAATTGATACGTCTCTGCTCCGTTAAAGATGTCTATGAAAACGTTTTCCTTTGCTTCCTTCCTTATGGCGGTAAATACTCTATCTTTCATAAATTCCCTTTCCTGGTATAAGGCTTCAAGGATTTTTACGTCTCCTCTCCCATAAGGAGAAAACATCCATTTTGCGGTTTCTCCTATATCCTCCGAACCAGAGAAAGCGGAAAGAATAGGGGAGATGTTGAAAAGGGTAAAGATGATTTTCCCGCCCAGAGAAGTCCAGTCATCTACGAGTTTGTAAATGTGGGTGATGTTCTGTTCAGAAGGAGGGAACCAGGAAGGGTGGAAAGTTAAAGGGAACCTGAGAACCCTGAACCCAGCGGTATAAAGAAACGTCATCTCCGCTTCCCTTTCGGTAAAGCGAGGAGAGAACACCCACGGGTGGATGGAAACCCCTACGTCCATTCTGCAAAGAACTCAATTTGCATCTTGACGGTTATGGTGAAGAAGAGGACTTTGAACTTCTCGTTGACAAGGCAGGGAAGGAGGTTATTGATTTTTCTCCCGAAAGCCTCTACGAGAGGGCGTGCGTCTTCAGGGAACGCTTCCTTGAAGACTCTGAACTGAAGTTCTGAACTACCAACTCTTACTTTTGCGTAGACTGTCAGAACGACCATTCTGTCTTTTTAGACGTCTTATAAAGCGGGAAAGTTGCTTATAGACCTGATGGGGTTGTCGGGAATTACGGACAGGACGGGAATTGTTATCACCCGCATCCTGTTCCTTTGCCTTGGGCTTCTTATAGGGAGTTACTTTTGCAAGGTCGCCGAAGAGATAAGGCAGGGAGAAATCTCTGCTTGCTCCCTCGCTACGGGTCTTGTGCTCTTTATGGTGGTTGTTTATTTTCTCTTTAGACTCTAACTACCACCATCCCCTTTTTCGGTGATGGAGTAGGGCTTTTCGGAGACTTCCATATCTGCTCAGGGCGTAACGCTTTGCCCATCTTGCCTGTTCAAGGGGGCAAGCCGAAGAACACCCTTTTTGACCAAAGAGCCCTCCAACCTTTGGGTTTTTGTGCTTTCTGTTTCGCCATCTGTCCTCCCGCCAGGAGATTTCCTTTAGACACCGAAGTTCGTTATCGGTAAGCGGAACGAAAATCTTTAGCCTGTTCCACTCCTTGAAGAAGGGGACAGAGGCGTCGTCATAACCCCTAAAGGGCGGGAGAGACGGGGGATGTAGAAAAACTCCTCCGCAAAGACAGAAGACCACGAAACTTACCATCAGCATAGGCTACGAGAGGGGTGGGTTGGGGATGGGTCATACCTTATGGCAGTCTGACCGCAATCCCCAACGTGCGGAAGAACCGCTCTCGCAACTCCCATTATACCCCCGAATTTGTGGTTACTTTCGTAGGTCTTGACAAGCCTTTCTGGGGAGGGTAATATGGAGGCTATGCGGAAGAACTGCGTGAACTATCAGGATTGCCCTCGCAAGAAGGATTGCCCTATCTGGTTTGTCAAAAACAAACACGTCAAAGAAGTGGGCAATCCTAAGAAAGCAAGAGTTCTCGTCGTTGGGATGTCCCCTGGAACGGAAGAAGTCATCAAGGGGGAAGTTTTCGTTGGTGCCTCTGGAAAACTTTTGCGGGAAGCCTTAAGAAACGTTGGGTTTTCCTTAAGCGATTGTTATCTCACCAATCCCGTTAAGTGCCGTCCTCTTGATGAAAGTCTTATCACCGCTCAGGTTGTCAAGGACTGCACCTCAGAGCACTTCCTTAACTGGGAAGTGAAACTCCTTAACCCCGAAATCATCATTGCCCTTGGGAAGGTTGCGGGTTATGCTCTGGGAGTTACTGATTTCAGACAACGCCTTTCGGACGTTCGTGGAAAAGTCCTTGAGTCTCCTCACTTTCCTGGCGTTCCCGTTATCGTTACTCCCCACCCCGCTTATTTCTTAAGGAACCCAAGGGAGTATCCTTCCTTTGAGAAAGACCTTTCCTTCGCCTTTGGCATCTGGAAGGGAAAAGTAGGCGAACTGAACGGGAAACTCAAAATCCTCAAAGGGAAGTTCCCAAGCATAAAAAGCGATGTGGTGTTTCTGGACACCGAAACGACTTCCTATCTCCCGCCCCTGTCTCAACTCATCTGTATTTCCCTTTGTGATGGAAATGGAAACGTCTACGTGGTCTTTCCACCTTTCAATAAGCGGGAGTTCTTGAAATTCATTAAGAACAAGAAAATCATCGCTTACAACTTCCCCTTTGACCTGAACGTCCTCAGGTGGGAGTTTGGAGACTTTGACCTCCACGATTTTGAAGACGTGATGCTCCTCACCAGAGTTTTCAGAGACCACGGAAGTTTTTCTCTCAAAGAGGTGGCTTACGAACTCTTAGGCGTTCCGTCCTGGGACATTGAGAAAGCAGGGGAAGTGGACGAGAAGGTTACAAACAAACTCCTTAAGACCCTGAAGAAACGGTTCTCCCGCCTTCCTGAAGACGTCGTGCACAAAGGCTTTGGGTTTCTTCTCACTATCCCTGAAAAGGAACTCGCTACCTACACGGCGAAGGACGTGCTTGCTACCGCTGAGATTTTCAAGAGGAAAGCGAGACTTCACACAACCGACTTCATTTACAAAGAGTTGATGAAGCCCCTGTGCAAATATGTTGCTGACCTTGAATTCAGGGGAATGAGAGTAGACGTTAGAAGGCTAAGTGCACTTTCACGGGACTTTGAGAGGTTCCTTGAAAAAGAGCGAAAGGCTTTTCCCTTCTCTGTTTCTTCTCCGAAACAGGTTGGTGAATGGCTTTTTGAGAAGTTCGGGGGCAAACTGGATTTGCCCGTTACCGATAACGGGAAAGTCTCTACATCCAGGGAAGCCCTCTGGGAGATTTTCCAGGCAACGGGAGATGAGACCTTAAAGCGACTCATTCTCATTCGCTCGGTGGAGCAGGTTTACAAACTCTCCATTTCTGGGCTTTCTGCCAGACTTCTGGATGGAAGGCTTTATCCCAAATACCGATTGTTTCTCACGTCCTCAGGGAGACTTTCGGGTGGTGAAGACTCGTATAACGTCCAGAATATCCCTGGATTTGTAAGGCAGGTGTTCTTGCCCGATGAAGGGCATTACCTCGTGGAGTTTGACTACTCACAGATGGAGGTGAGGTGCCTTGCGATGCTTTCGCAGGACAAAAGGCTTCTGGAGGCTTGTCGTTCTGAAGACCTGCACGCTTTCGTGGCAACGCAAGTGTTCGGGAAAAAGGACATCGCCGAAGACGAAAGGAAAATAGCGAAATCCATTACCTTCGGGCTTATTTACGGAGGTTCTCCTGAGGCACTGGCATTCCGAACGGGACTTGACAAAGAGAGAGTAAAGAAGGTTCTCAAAGCCTTTGAAAGAAAATTCCCGACTGCCTGGGAATGGCTGGAGAAACAGGTAGAGGTCGCAAGAGAACACTTTTACGTTACAACTCCCTGGGGGCGAAAGAGGTTTATCCCTGAGATTGACTCTTATGACCCGTCCTTGAGACGGCACGGGGAGAACGTTGCCCGTAACCACGCTATTCAGTCTATCGCTTCTGATATGACGTGCTTCGGTGCGGTTAGGCTTCTCAAAGAGTTTCCCTTTGCGAGTCTTTACGCTCTTGTGCACGACTCCATTGTTGTTCAAGTTCCGAAAGGAAAGGCAAAGAAACTCAAAGAGGAGGGAATAGAGTGCTTACTCACTGAGTTCCCTCATCTCCCGTCTGTCCCTCTTGCGTGCAAGGCAAGAGTATCGGATAGGTGGGGAGAAGTTCAAGACTTTGACCCAAATCTCTTTGTCAAATGGGGGAATGGAAATGAATGAACTCTTGAAGAAACTCCGAAAAGTAAAGAAGACATCTAACGGTTATCAGGCACTTTGCCCTGCCCACGACGACACCAGACCTTCACTGTCTATAGCCGAGCGAAACGGCTACGTTCTCGTTCACTGTTTCGCTGGTTGCGACGTTCAGAAAATTCTCAAGGCTTTAGACCTTCCCGTTTCCGTTCTGTTTCCTAAGAAAAAGAAAATCGTTTATCCCTACTACGACGAGAACGGAAAACTCCTCTTTGAGGTTGTAAGGGAAGGAAAGAAGTTCAGACAACGGATAAAGAAAGGGAAAACCCACGTTTATTCCCTCAACGGAGTTCCAAGGGTTCCTTTCAACCTTCCTGAAGTTCTCAAGGCAGTGAAAGAAAACAAAACCATTTACCTTGTGGAAGGGGAAAAGGATGCCCTTTCCCTTATCTCCCTTGGGGTTACCGCAACCACCAATCCTGGTGGAGCCCTGAACAACCTGGAGACTCTGGTTCCCTATCTCAAAGGAGCAAAGGTTGTCATCCTCGTTGATAGAGACAAACCAGGCTACGAACGGGGAAAGAGACTGTTCAGACTTCTCAAACAAGTAGCGAGGGAAGTAAAAGTGATGGAGCCTCTGGAAGGAAAGGACATTACGGAGCACTTAGAACTTGGGTTTTCTCTGGGTGATATCGTCCCTCTGGGAAGGAAATATCTTACGTTTGCCAGTGAAGTGGAAGAAGGGAAGATGGACTATCTCTGGTCTCCTTACTTCCCAACCAGTTTTACGCTCATTGACGGTTTTCCTGGAACGGGAAAGTCAACGCTTACAACCTTCTTAGTGGCAAAGTTTTCAAGAGGATTTACTCCCGAAGGGAAGAAACTCTCCTCTCCCAAGAAGTGCCTTATCATCTCTTATGAGGAAGACTACGGGAAAGTGATTTTACCGAAACTGAAGAAAATGGGAGCCAACTTAGACAACATAGCGTTTGGAAATTCCCCGCCACCTCTCCCTGAAGGGATTTCCGAACTTGAACTTATCATCAACGGTGGAGGTTTTGAGTTTGTTGTCATTGACCCTCTCTTTGGGGCTTTCTCTGAAGACGTGGAGATTTATCAGGACGTCAAAGTGAAAAAACTCGTTTACTCCTTAGAAGCCCTGTGCAGAGAGTATGGAATTTGCATTGTCGGAGTAAGACACCGAACGAAATCCTCTCAGAAAAGCGATATAGCATTGGGTCTTGGAGGCATTGGCATTGCGGGAGGTGCTCGTTCTGTTCTTTACACCGAGAAGGTTCCTTCCAGGAAGGGGACAAAGGTATTCGTAACCCATATCAAAAACAACTATGGTGGAACGGGAAAACCTTTCTACCTCGTCATCACGGATAAGGAGGTAGCCATCAAACGATGAATATCCCGAGAGTAACGGAAGTCTTACAGGTTTTCACTCTCCCTGCCATCCTCAAATGGCAACAGAGGATTGGAGAGGAAATGGCAGAAGAAATAAGGGAAGAAGCCCTTGGACTGGGAACGAAAGTGGACGGCTATGTGATGTCTCTCATTACGGGAGAGGATGTTGTCTTTCCCGAAGACGAAAACAGGATGGTAGTAAGAGCGGTTCAGAAGTTTGAGAAAGAATGGCTCCCTCACATAGAGGACGCTCTGGTTCAGGTTACGGGAACTCATCCGAACCCTCCCTACACGGGAACTGCCGATTTGCTCTGCGTCCTTGGCGGGGAAAAATGGCTCATTGACATCAAGGTCGCTAAAGAGGTTCGTCCGACTTACGTTATCCAACTCTCCGCTTATTCACAACTGGACACAATTGAGAAGTGGAAACCGAACCGATTTGGAATTCTTCTGTTTTCCAAGAAAGGAGGTTTCTGGGAACTCGTTGAGGTGTTTCCAGATGAAACTCACTTTGACCTTTTCCTGTCTGCTCTCAAAGTCTACCAATACATCGTGGACTCTGAGGGGGCAGGAGCCTTTCAAACCTTGATACGGAGGACAAACAATGCCTAAGAACACTGACACCTACACTCGCAACGACGTTGACTTTGCCTACTACTACAGCCGAGGTTCTTTCCGAGTCTACGAGAACGACGAGGAAGAACTTGATGCTGTGGATGAAGTTCGGGGAAAACCCACTAAGTTCTCCATTGACCAGGACAATGCTTTTGGAGACAAGAGGTGGGTTTTCACCATTGACCTTGTGAACGAGGAGAAGGAAAAACTCATCCTTCGGGTGAGGCTCCATCTCTCCGACGACCCGTCCATAGACGATGTCTCCTGGTTTGCTATCGGTCTTCTGGGACATATGGCAAACCTTGAGGACTCCCAGTTCCTCACGTTCCAGGCAGAAGAACTGGAACCCAGGGATAGGCGGAGTCGCTTCTCTCTCTACCTTCCGAGGATAAGGACGAGACGGGGCATCCTTCCCTGGGCATTTGAAAAGGGAACTCCCAAAGAGGAAGCCTACATTCAGGCTCTTACCAAACTTAGGAAACATCCCCTTTTCAATAAGAAAACCGCCAGAAACCTGGAAACCTGTCTCAAGGAGGCTAAGGGACTGAGCAATGCCAACCGTAAGCCTGCAAAAACTAAAGCATCTAAGACCCGTCGTTGAGGCAACGGCAAAGGAGTTCGGGATGTCGCCCGAACTTCTCTATAAACCGACCTCTAAACGGGAAATAGTGGCAGTCCGTTATCTGGCAATGCAGAGGCTCGTGGAACTCGGAGTTCCCGTCGCTACCATTGCGAGGCATTTCGGTTGCCACTACGACACCGTTCGCTATGCGATAGGGAGGAAAGACAATGCACGTAAAAGACGCTCTTGAAAAATGGCTGAAAGACAACCCAGGAGGAGAGAGAGACGCCCTTCTGGAAGTCGCTACGGCGATGGCGTTCCTTGACTCTCCGCTAAAGGAAGACAAAGCCTACCAGTGGCTATGGGAAGTGATACACTCTCTCACCTCCCACTTCATTGAACCTCCGATAGAGAACTTCCCTGTGTTCCTCAAAGAACCTCTCCTTGAAGACCTCAAAGGGAACGCTCCTGAGGAAGTCTTTGACACTCTAAAGGGGCTTTTCTTTGAGACTGCACGGGAAGTGTTTAAAGGAAGGGAACTTGCCTTTGAGTCTTTTGAAAAAGAGATGGAGGCTAAGGTAGCGAGGTATTTCGGGAGGTGATGGTGTATCTGTGTGTGTGTGCGTGCGTGCGTGAAGGAGTTACGGTTAAGAGTAAGCCCTACGGAAACTCCTTCACCACGCTTGCCCATCCCGAACCCGATACATATAAGGAACAGGAGCGGTCATCGCTCCGAAAACCCATCCCTAAGGAGGTAAACGATGAAAGTAACGACATTGCCGACTGAACGGCTCATCACGTTCCCTAACCCGCAGTCTTCATTCCAGCGTCCGCCCGTAAGGGGACGGTGCAAGTTTGGAGACTACGGGGTCAACTCGCAACGCACCATCTCGGTGGTGGTTGCGGATGGCAAACTCTATGAGGTGTCAGAAAAAGACGACATCACCACTTCTCTGGAGGCGTTGCTGGCTCGGTTCAAAGACGACGCTCCTTCCCTTTTCATTCTCAAGAAGGATGTTGAGCGGTTTATCAAAACGCTCTCCATCCTGCAGAGTGAAGAGGGCTACTCTCTCATTTCCGTCGTTGACGGAAAATTGAGCGGAATGACGGCGTCCCGTTCTCTGAGAGACCATTACTACAACCTCTCAGAGGCTCCCGTGGTCATCAAGGAGTTTCGCACGAACGTCCTTGACTTAGGAAACAGGACGTCGGAGTTCCCCGTTCTTCCTTTCTCCGCTTCTCTCCTGACAGAAGTGTTCAGGAGACTAAAGACAGCGGAGGTGGAAAAGACGGGAATGTCCATCTTTACCGCTCCTGATGAGAGAAACCCTGGCGGGAGTTTCGTTCTCTTTGCCACCGAGGCTCCCCACACTGTCCTTGCTATCCTTTCAGAAAAGCAGAAAGAGTGGTGCTATCCTTTTGTGATGGTGCTTACGCTCACTGCTTTTCGGGACACCGTGGAGAGTTTCATTGAGGAGGCAAGGAAGTGAGTGAGTTCAAGCACGTTGTCCTTGTCAAGGTGCTTGAGCATCCTGTTACGGGAGAACTCCGTGTCGTGAAACTTGGACGATATTACTTCCCTGAATATCTGATAAAAGGGTTTCAGGAGGATGGCTATATCGTCTTTCACGACACGGAGGATTTAAGCCACGACCCCGTAATAGGGAAACTCCCCGAAGTGAGAAAGTGGCTTGAAAATCCTGCATCGGAGGTGCCTATGCTGTGTGAAAACTGCGGAAGGAAACTGAACTCCAGCGAACCTGCCTGTCTCTTTTGTGAAGACAGGTATGTCTGCGATAGGTGCCAGGGGGAGTTTGACCTCTCAAGGGTCATACTCTTACACGACCTTGGCGTCTATCTCTGCCTGGAGTGTTTTGAAACAACAAGCGGTGTCCTTGAGGAGGTGAGCGATGACGAATGACTTTGAGAGTGCTACCTACAGGGTGGTGATGGAACTTCTGCAAAGAGCGTTAGACGCTTATAAGCAGAACGAGACCACCAAAGAGGAGTATCACTCTGCTGTCTGTCTCGTCATCACCTTTCTCACGACACTCTACGCTACACGCTACACTCAGAAACCTGCGGAGTTTATCGCCCAATGCACTGCTTTGATGGCAGATACTCTCCGCAGAAATCAAATACCGACGGAGGTGAAAAGTGATGGCGGACACTCACAAAGCCCTGAACCTGAAAAGGATGATTGAGGAGTTCCATCAGGTAGATGTGGAAGCCTACGGCGAAGGAACTGCAAGGAGAATACTTGCAACTCTCATTGCAGTTATTGTCCAGAAGCACTGGGCACTTCCCGACGAGGAAGTAGGTGCTATCGTCGCAGGGATTGAACACATCCGCCAGGAACTCGCAGGGAAAGTAAATCCTAACTAAGGAGGTGCCTATGAAACTCTCAACCTGGGATACCATAGAGGTTACAGGAGAAGCGACCGTTACCGTAAGAGGCTATATAAGGGTTGAGTGCTTTGAATGCCATTGCCTTCTACGCTTCAAAGTGCTTCACTCCAAAGACGGTGAGGTCGTTATCCAGGTGGAGCCTTGCGGTAACTGCATAGAGGAAGCCGTTGCTCAATCTCACGGAGAGTAACGGTGTGTGTGCATACGGGTTCGGGGTTTCTCGTTCCTTGCGAGAGAGTAAGAGGTGATGAGCCTTTTACTTTGACCCCGAACCCGATACATATAAAAGACGGGAGCGGAAATCGCTCTCAAAACTCTACATTCCAGGAGGTAAAGACTGATGCCGAAACTGACCGTAGACCTGTTGCTACCGAACCAGGTAGAAGTCTGGTGCCACGTCAAACCGAAAACTCCGCCTGACTGCCTCATCGCTGGCTACGGTGGAGTTTCTCTGATGAGAGAGAACAAACTCTATGACCTCAGCCCTGATGACCCGCTTGTTCTGAAAGGTATCAGGCTTGCTGGTCTTGTTTATTCCGCCCTTCTTCTCGGTGCCGTGAGAGCCAGGGAAAGAGGCAAAGAGGCGTTGCATCCCTCTGTTCTCAACAACGGTGTAGTATCCTGGGAAGGAGGGCTCGGAACTCTGCAGGTTATAGAGGACAATCACGAAACCCATCTGACCGTTCCTGATGAGTTGCTTGCGGAACTTCGCAAGAGTGCCCGAAGCCTCGTCAAGGAATGGGTGAACAAAGACCTATAACAACAGGAGGTAATGCACAATGAGAGCAACACTCTCTCTACCTGCCAACGTTCACCTTTACACTCTCCTTGAGAGAGTGAAAGAGGTGTTCTATCCTTCCGCTCTGTCGCACATCTCTTTCAGTGCTGACTGGGATGAGAATGGCGATATCAGGTTGTTTGTTGAGTGGGAGGGGATAGCCTCTGTCAATCGGAACGTAGAGTTCGCCGTTCAACTCGTGAAGGCATCTGCCATAGATGCGGGAACGCTCAGTCTCTATGAGCAGACTTCCAGTGGTGAATGGCAACTCTACCGACACTACGTTGTCGTGGTGGGAACTGCTGAAACTGCGGAGGTGCGATGATGAAAGAACTCATCGGTGCCGACATAGAGTTTCAGTGGAACTCGCCTTTCAGTCTCAATCGGTTGTTTCACTTTATCGCTCTTGCGATGGAGGAAACAATCTATGAGGTGCCTCTGGAGACCATACAGCAAATCTCCTGCTACCGTATTTATAGTAGCGACGGGAACTTTGCAGTATGGGTTGAGGGAGTAACACCCGAATGGGTAGATACCTTCGCTATCGCTCTTGCACGGTTTCTCGGAGAAGTGCGAGTTCTCTTGAACCGTAAAGAGAATGGCGAATGGGTTTGCATTGAAGACAGGGTTGTTACTCACCTTCCCAGAGAGTAACTATCCGCAAGGCGGGAGAGTTTTTCTCCCGCCTTTTTTTTTATTTAACTCTCTTTACGTATAAAACGGTTATAAATAAATTAGATAACGGTAAGGACGTAAATGTAGGTATAGATAAGTATACGTATAGGTATAGGTAGTCAATACGTATGATAGGCTATAGTCGGTTAAGACGCTATAGTCAGTTAAGACGCTATAGTCAGTTAAGACGCACTCTTGCGTTTTAAACGCTACAAGTAACTATGATTAGCGTAAGGAACGCAAATCTAACGCAACTTTACGTTAATATACGTTACATAGCGTATAAAAGCGTATTAAATAGCGTATGAATACGCATATAGACGCAACTTTACGTTAATATACGTTATATAACGTATAAAAACGTATGTAAAGGAGCGTTTTTGCGTTAATGTAATAATAAAATATCCATAATATTAGTATCTTTACCTGCTTATGTCAACGTAAGAGTAAAAACTATACGTGTAGTATAAGTATCCTCAGGGCTTTATGTTTAAATTACCTACTCATAACTGTTACAGTAACGTTATTACTATCAGTATTAGTGTGTGTGTGTGTTGTGTTATGTCTTTCTACTATCAGTAATTACCGTAACAGTAAAAGAGTAAAGAGACTTTAGGGTTTTGGGAACCCGATACATATAAGAGGTAGGAGGTAAACGATGGAACTGAACCTTGAGTCCCCGCTCCCATTGGGAGAAACAGTAAGCATCATATCCGCTCTACTGTCAGTAGAGGAACTGGCAGTAAGAGGGAAAACTGTAGACGGAGAGTGGCTGATATACGTAAAGTCCGCTCCCGTTGAGAGAGAGACTGTCGTATTCCTGGCGACGCTTTTAAGACAAAAAGCAATCGCCGTTTACGACAGGGAAGGTAACGGGGATGTTGTGGCAAGAGAAGACATCCCCGATAACGAATGGTTGGGAATACCCTTTGACGGTAGATACTTCTACCGTCCGAGGTATCTTCCTCTAAGTGAAGAGTAACTTTACAGAGTGAGTAGTAACGGTAACGTTACTGCTCACTCTTTTTTTTTGTGCCATACCGTAACTGTAACTGTAACCGTTACTGTAACGGTAAGTGCGTGTGTGTGTGTGTTCTTCCCGTCTCTCCCTCTTTGAGTGAAACTCTTACAGTAACTCTTTTACTGTCGTCTACCGAACTGGAACCCGATACATATAAGCAGTGGCAGTGGAAATTCCACTGACTACTATCACAGGAGGTAACCGATGCCTAAGACTAAAAAGTCTGAAGGCGAACCGTTTACCCCTGAAGGTTTACGTTCGGGGAAACAGTTGCAGTTACGTAACTGCGTAAACTGCAACCGTCCCATTGAAGGTAAACCCCTTGCAGTTATCATACACCGCTACGGCTTTGATAAAGCCCGTGTAGCGGGTGTATGCAATCGCAAGGACTGCTTGAAAGTTCTTTGCGAAAGACTGCAAGAATGGGGGTGGCGGTTCCGCAACTGGAACGATAAGTAACTAACCCGCAGGGGTGCGATAAATTCGCACCCCTTTTTTTTTACCGTTACCGTTACTGTAACTGTAACTGTAACCTTTACCCTTGCCCGTGTGTGTGTGCCTTTGTTCTTTCTCCCCCTGCCGTTACTGTAACTGTAACCGTTACCCTACACCGTTACTGTGTGTGTGTGCTGTCGGGTTCTTCTCCCCCTTTCCAAGGGAGCCTGACGGGAACCTTTCCATAAAATCATAAAGCCTTTGGCGTCCGAAGCCGATACATATAAGCATTGGCAGTGGCGATAAGCCACTGACTACTAACTGGAGGTGTAGAGATGCCAGAAGAAGTAATGGCATTCTTAGACCATCCCAACCCCGCCGACCAGGTGGGGGAGGTGGTCTATGAAATCGTTGTCAACACCCGTGGCGGGTATGACGGTTACTGCACCGTCATTGGCGAAGTAGCCGAACAACTTTTTATGCTACTTCGCCTGTTTGGAGTTCCCATCGTCCTGGCGAAGTGGGAACCCAATAACCCGCCCGTGGTGCTTGGCTACGCAAACATAGCGTAGCCTGAGATAGACGCTACTGTAACGGTTCTATACCGTTCGGTAGCGTCTTTTTTTTTGGCTACCGTTACCGTTACTGTAACCGTTACCGTTACAATACCCTACCCCGAACCTACCCCGAAACATAACCCGCCGTTCCTGTCCGTGTGTGTGTGTCTTTGTGGTGGTGTCTTTGTGTGTGTGGCTTGTGGTGGTGTCTCCCTTTCCCTGCCGTTTCCCGCTTTGTGGTCGTCTCCATAGAATAAAATCCGAACCGAACCCGATACATATAAGCATTGGCAACGGGAAACCGTTGACTATCAACAAGAGGTGATACGATGACTGCACAACTCAACGTTCCACTAATTCCCTTATACGTCCTTTTCGGACGCTTGAGGGAGTTCCAGTTGTGGGCTGACCTTGTTTTCCTGTCCTTTTCTGAGGACGGAGAACGGACACTGATTGACTGGTCGGGAATTAACGACCTTAACGGTAACGTAGAGTTCGCCAGCAACCTGATAAGGTTGCTTGGTGTAGATGTCGGAACGTTAGACGTTTACGAAAACGGAGAAACGCTCCGACACTACGTTATTGTAACCGTTCCCGCCAGCGAACCTGCACGGGTGTAACCCATAGACGGCGGGTGGAATTTTCCACCCGCCATTTTTTTTTTTGTTTTACCCTACACTAACACTAACACTAATAGTTACCCTGCCAGTATCCGTGTGTGTGTGTTTCTGGTGTCTCCCTCTCTCCCGTGTGTGTGCCCTGGGGGTTCCCGTCTTCCTTTCCCTTCCCCCAAAAACCCTCTCAATAGAATTCTTTTTAGGATAAAGCCCGAAGCCGATACATATTGGAAGTGTAGGAGGTGTAACGATGCAACATCTACTCCCATTTCTGGAACATCCTTCCCCTGCTGATACTCTTGGAGTATCAGTCTGGGAAATCATCATCAGGTTCCCATCGGACGATGGAAGCCATTTCATCTATCGTGGCTTCGTAACTGATAGCGAATACGTTGCGTATCAATTGTATTCGCTTCTCAGACTTTTCGCTCCAGTTGTCTGGGCACGATGGGAGCCTGGGCTTCCGCCAATAGTTGTAGACTACTCAGTCTAAACTATAAGCCCATCCGAGCAATCGGATGGGCTTTTTTTTGTTTATGGCTACCCATCGTGCGTTATTCGCAAAATTATATGCAGTGCTCTAATTCTTCTTCCAATCCGAGTTATTCCCCCATCGTGCGTGCGTGTGCGTGTGTCTTTTGTGTCTCGTGTTTTTATAAACACTATCACTGCTTATGCTTTTGCGTTTACGCATACGCATACGCATCTAACTTCTCTATCACTTTCGCTTATCGCTATCGCTCCCGTGTGTGTGTGTTGCGTGGGTCTGGGTCTCCCGTCCCCATCTCCCCCATCGCTGGCACTCAATATAATTCATTTTTGACTTTGACGTCCGAACCCGATACATATAGTCAATGGCAACGGCAATGCCGTTGACTACTACACCTATGGAGGTAACGTATGGCTCACTACTACCCACTCCCGATTGTATCACTGGTAGCAGTGATACTTTGCCTCGCTGACTATCTCCATCCAGGCTGGGTTGGAGTGGCAGTGGTGTTTGACCTTATCGTTGGTCTGGCAAACCAAGATAAGTAGGTAGCATATGGAGCGTGCATCTGCACGCTCCATTTTTTTTTTTGCTTACTGCTACGTGAAGATGCTATAGACGTTTAGACGTTAGCATCAAACCCAACCCAAACAAAAGCCTGCCCCATACCCCCGCCTATGCCCAAAGGCTCGGCGGGCATTCAGAACGTATAGTAGTGTATACTCCCAGACACACTCACCAAGTAAAACTCACCAAACAATGAACTTCAGGGTAGAAACGGAACTCTTTACTCAATCGGTAAACTGGTATGTCCTCGCTTTCTACCCATTACTAAAGGATAAGAGTTTTGAAGAACTCAAGGAAGTAGCGAAAGAGTGCGATGCGATAATGGCGGAAAATCCCGTTCACTTCATCCACGAACCCGTCTTTGAAATCCCTTCTATCCCTGGGAAGAAACTCACGGGAGTAATGGTCTTTGCCCTTGCTCTTACCGCTCTCTACCTTATGGTCGGGGAGGAAGACCGAATAAAACTGAGCAACAGGTATGAGTTCTTGAGGTTCCTTACGAGAAGCCCCGTGAAACCCCCGTGAAACGTAGATTTTCGGGGGTATAGCCCTTTACCCCTATCCGAAACACCCCCAAGCCCTAAACCCCCCTAAAAATCGCCATTTATTGACTTGTTTCCGAAAAAGTAACCATTGAAACTGAAAGAGCCTTCTTTACGTCTATGGAACTGTGAAGGTTGGTAAGAAATCCCATTCCCCTGACAATAGAGAAGGACGGGTTCCAAGGGATAAGTTTGGGAACTACCCTAAAAGGTATTCCAAACCCGTTGACGTTTCTTTAGGGAGGATAGCCCCTGATGTGATAAGGGACAAATCCCTTATCGGGAAATCCCTCCTTGAGGAAGTAGCCTCCGAGATTGCGGTGTTTCTCAAGGAGGAAGTAGGGATTGATGAGTTTGCAGACCTTGAGTATCTCTCTAAGGAGAACTTCTCCGAACCCTGGATGGGAAAGTTCCTTTACGCTTTTATAAGACTTGGCTCTATCACCGAAGCGGGAAAATGCGTCGGGGTTTCTTCTTTTGAGATACTGAAACACTTAAACTCCGATGAGGTTTTTAGACGCTACTATGAAGACGCTAAAGTCATTCGTTCCGACAAACTCCTCTCAGAAGCCTTTGAAAGAGCCGTTCACGGAGTCAAGGAGTTTTACTTCAGAGACGGTAAGTTGGTAAGGGACGAAAAGGGCTTACCCCTTATGGTTTCACGGTATAACGACGACCTTCTCAAGTTCCTCCTTAAGGCTTTAGTTCCCGCTTTTCAGGAGAAACTGGAAGTGGAACACTCTGGAGTGGTAGAAACTAAAGTGGTGTTTCAGAAAGTAGACGGAATTGAGGAATATGCAGAAAGAGTTTCTAAGGGACATCGCCACTCTCTCTGAAGAACAACTCAATGCGGTAAGGGCTACCCATCTCTTTCGCTTTGTCTTAATGGGTGCTTCGTCAGGTTGCGGAAAAACGAGAACCCTCGTTGCCTGGTGTGCCTATCAAAATATGCTTGCTTCGTCGGTAGGCATTCCAGGCTCAAGGATAAACACCGCTCTTATGGCAAGGGACGCTACGCTTGTGATTTCAAGGTTTGAGCGAGAGGTGAAAGAACTCCTCATAGAGTCGGGTCTCGGAGAAGTAAAGGGAGCCACGAAACTCTCCCCGCACGCTTTTCATTTCTTTGACAAAAGGCTCGGGAAAATTGTCTTCTGGTCTTTATACGACATTGAGGATTTGAGAGGTCAGGAATTCATTGCGGTAGGGATTGACGAACTCACGGAAGTTCCCGAAGAAGCCTTCCACGCTGTTAACTGGCGTGTTCGGTATTTTGGAAAAGCCCCTTATAAAGCCTCCATCCTCTCCGCCACGAACCCCGATGGGGCTTATAGAGACTGGGTCAAAGCCTACTTCGTGGATAAGACCTTTGATACTCCGATGGGAGAAAACATCAAGGATTTGAAAGACGAGTTTCACTATATCCCGATGACGCTCTCGGCTAACCCCGATGAAAAGGCACGGGAGGAGTATAGAAAAATCCTTATGTCCTTGCCCGAACACCTCAAAAGAGCAAGGCTTTACGCAGACTGGGATACCGCCGTGGGAGCGAGGTTCCCCTACTCCTTCAAACTCGTAGACAGGCTCCCGCCTGTGGTAAAGGAAGCAAGAGGCTTGGACTGGGGGTTTGCGAAGGAAAAATTCGCTTGCGTATGGGTGGCGAAAGACGAGGAGAACAACTTCTACGTAACGAAGGTCTACAAAGGCGGAAACCTCACCCTTTCCCAGGCAGGGAGGCTTATAAGGGAACTCTCGGAAGGGAAGAAAATGCCAACCTTTGCTGACCCTACGATGTTTTCTCAACGGGAACCCCATTCTCTTTACACCCTGGATGCCTACTTTATGAAGGAAGGGGTTCCGCTTATTCCTTCTACCAATAACCACCTCATCACGAACTCCCTCATAGAGCATCTCCTTGAAAATGGAAAGTTGTTCTTTGTAAGGGGCGAAACGGAAGCCCTTCTTAGAGACCTCACGGCAGTTCGTTATGGAGAAGGAGCAAACCCTGAAAACCTTATTCCCCACGAGCACACCGATACCGTCTACGCTCTTGGGTATGCCCTTTATGGGCTTGCCCCTTATGGGGTAAAACAACCTGAACCAAAACTCAACTATTATTCGTCTCAAGATTTGAGGAAACTCATCTATGCGGAAATCAAGAAAACCCACTTCGGCGAAAAAATTACGAGACCCGTTTGAGGAGTTTGCCCTGAAGCCCTTGCCCGATGAGGTCAAGGGGTTGGTTCTTACCGCTCAGGGAACCCTAAGAACGGGAGGTTCTTCCTTTTACACGAAAGTCGTAGGGGAAGAAACCTTTACCATCTTTGACAACTCTCAGGAGGTCATTCTCCAGCGGGGCTGTCATTTCAAGGGAATTCCCCTTCTTTTTGAATACCGCTTTTTGCCCAATGAAGAGGTAAAAGAAAAACTCCCGCAGAACTTTGAGACAGCGGTAGAAATCGGAAAGAAATCCGTAGCGAGCCAGAACACCTTTGCCTGGGCGTCTTTAGAAGACGGTCAGGCGGTTTTCAGATACTTCGTTCAGGGACATATCTTCTCTTACGCCTATCCGTCTCTGGAGGAGGCTTTGAAGAAGAAAACCCATTCCGACCTCCTTAAAGCCCTGGACGAGTTTCTGAGAGAGAAAATCTCGCCTTACGCAGAAGTAAACGGAGAGCAAATCCTTATGCTCGTAAAGAACTCCTTTGAAGACCTTGCACGGGAGGTGGGTTCCTTTGAAAGTGCTGAGAGAGTATGAATGCTTTCAGGGACATCGGTTTTTAGAGTTCTCTGCCTCCGAGAAAATGCCCTGCCCGAGATGTGGAGGGGCGGGAAGGAGGATTTTCTCTCCTTTCAACACCACCCCTCCGTCTCACGCAAGGGAAAAGGAGTATTTCAAAGACCTCGTGCGATACGAAAAGAACACTCCCGAAGTGATAGAGGGTTTGAGGAAAGGCATCTACCGAGAAGTAACGTTCTACGACCAGTATGACCGAAAACTCCGTCATCATCCAAAGACTTAGAGACGCCAGCGAGAACTTCCAGATAAAGCACCAGATTTATTCCTGGAGGTTATCGCTCTTAGGCGACTATACGAGAATGGGCGGGAAGGAGATAAAAACCACCCCTTCCAGGCTTTCCCAGATACTCAAGCAGACGGATGCTTTCCCCGACGTTCAGGTCATTGCGGTAAGGGAAGGGGATGCGAACCATCTCTATACCTGGCTTCTCAATCTTGCGGAGACCATCACTTTTTCCATCCCTGGATTTTCCTTTCCCGATTTGGGAGATGAAGCCCTGGAACTTTTCAGGGACGAATATATCAGGCGGAGGGTGTTTACGGATGAGCGGGTTCTTTCGGATTTGGTAAGAGCCATCCTTGCCTTTTCCACGGATGGGGTGGCGTTCTTTAAAGTCTTTCCCTTTGAGGGGAAACCTACCCTCAGATGGGTAGACACTCTCTACGCCCTCTGGGACGTCAAGTCCCCGTCATTCCATACCGTCAGGTTCTTTGCAGAGCAGGTAAGACTGGTAGCCTCGGAAGCGGAGAAGTGGATTGGCTCGGAAAACGTCGCCAAAATCCTCACCAAAGGTTCCCGTGAAGGGGAAGCCATTGTTCGGTTTATAGAATACTGGGACGAAGAAACCGTTGCGTTCTGTGAAGAAGGAACCTTTGAGGTCTTAGCGAAATACGACAACGGAATGGGCTTCATCCCTTACCTCGCTATGACCGCTCCTATTCCTCCTTCTTGTTTTATGCCTTATCCTCCCATCATCAGTGCACTGGGAACGCAGGTTCTTCTTACCGAGCACGGGAAAACCCTTGTCAACAACATCAAGAGTGCAAGGACGAGAATGCTGGCGGATACCTCCAAACTCTCGGACGAGACGATAGAGTATCTACTGGATAACCCTCACGAGGTTCCCTTTATCAAAACTCAGGAGGGAACGGGGATTGAGAACGCTGTCGGGTTTGTCGGAGGAGCGGGGATTTCTCAGGCAGACATTTACCTCTATCAGACTGCGGTTCAGGAAATCGTAAGGCATTTGAGGGTTAACCCCTTCCAGGCAGGGGCACCGATAAACCCGAGATTTGCTACCGAAGCGATGCTGATTGGGAAGGTCTCAGGTCTTTACGAGAAAGTTCTCGGTTCTTTGTGGGAAAGGACTTTGGGGAAAATCGGGAGATACATCATAAGAGTTGGTTTTGTTTATGATGTCCAGCCCTTCCCCTATCGCTATAAAGGGATTTTCAAAATCCTCAACGTGGAAACTCCCATTCAACCTCTCCTTGAGCAGGATGTAGAATGCGTGGCGAAGGTGTCTCTCTTTGAAAGCACTCAGGAAACCCTGATGAAGGTCAACACTCTCCTTGGGGTTCTTCAATTTCCAGGGGTTTTGCAGAGATACCCCAAACTCTTAGATGTTGCAGTTCAAATGCTTGCCCGTGCTCTTGAGATAAAGGAAGACTTAACTCCCGTAAGTGAGCCCATAATGCCCGAACAGGGTATAATGCCGATAGGAGGTAAAACAAGTGCAACCAGACAGCCTGAACCTGAACCCGAACCAGAACCAGGACTTGAGCCAGAGTTCGGACTCCCAACCCCAACCCTCTGAGGAACTGGACGAACTCCTGGATAAAGCGGACAAACTGGAAGAAACTCCATCGCAGGAAGTAGACTACACAAAAAATCCCGAAGCCTTAGGACAGGACATCATCACCCTTATCTCCCGTGGAGAGGAAGGCATAAGGGTTCTGGAAAACTGGATAAATCAGATAAAAACCCAGATGGGGATTTCCAGGACGGAACCTGAAGGGGCTTCTGGGTTCATTCGGTTCCCTGACAGAGACGCAATGACCGAAAACGAAGAGTATCTGGAGAAAGTCCTCAACCAGATAGTAGCGGAAATAAGGAGCATCCGAAACACCTCCACGGTTCAGGGAACGTCCACAGACGCTCTTTACGAAACAGCGGAAGAACTCCTTCCTAAGGCACGGGAACTTCCTGGACTTGAAGACCTGACGCTAACGCAGGTTGTCAGGGCTTTGCGGAAGTATCCCAACGCAGAGAGCCCTCTCCTTGCGGTGGTAAAGGCTTACAAGAGCAAGATACTTGCTTCCAGGGGCAGGACTCCCATTACGGGGCTTCCCTCCCGCTCGGAGGGTAAGAGGGTTCCTTTTACTTCCGAAAATCTCCCTCGTGGTGGAGAACTCGCCGAACTCCTGGAAGAAAATCCTGCCCTTATTCCGCACGTTCAGAAACTCATCCAGGAGGGGGCTTTCAAGCCAAAACCGAAGTCCTGAAACTTTTTCCTGTCTTCCGACGTCTATAGAAGCGTAAGGCACAGGTAGCACAGGCTTCGGGCGGTTTGTCCTCCTTTCACGCCTGCTTTCGCCTGTGCCCTTACTTTTTGAGGTGAGAGTATGCCGATTGGTGGAAACTACGATGCCATTACGACTCTTGCGATAGAGAGTCTTGTCCAGGGTGTAGACTGGGCAAGGCTCACCGCTCGCACGCATCCCCTCCTGTGCAAACTCATCATTGACGGGAGGGTGAATACGGGATTTGACATCGTCTCCTCTCCCACAGCGGGAACGAAGGCGGTTGGGGTTTTGAGAACGGAGACGCTTCCCGTCTATCGGAGAAGTAGAGATACCCTCTATAACCCCATTCCCCTTACGCCTTTCCCTGCTTCCGCTCTCAAGATGTGGGAATACAACTTCGTGGGGCTTACGGGGAACTATGTCATTGACCCCTGGCAGACCCAGGTGTGGGAGAAACAGAAAAGACCTGGAATTGGAAGGTCGTTTTCGGATATCTCTCTGGAAATGCTCACGGAGGAGTTTTATAACCAACTGGAGGCAGACATCGCTTCAGACAGTCCTGGTGGGGCGGACAGACTGATGGGGTTTTATTACATCCTCCCCACTACCGACCCTGCGACGAGCACGAACAACGTCGGAAACATCGGGGCTTACAATGCCCTTACAGGTTCGCTGGCAAACTGGCGACCGATTTATCGCAACTACAACGCCTCCCTTTCGCCTGCAACCATCCTGGAGGGTCTTTCTCAAGCGACCCTCCAGCCAGTTTCCAAGACCTGGAAGGAACAACGGGCTGACCTCGTTCTCGTTCCAGAAACCGCTACGGGCGGGAAGTTCCTTTACTCCAGACTTCTCAACACCCTCGGCGGTCAGCAGAGATATATTGAGGACACACGAATGGTGGAGTATGCTGGATGGAATAACATCCGCATCGGTGGAGCCTTAGTAACGGAGTTCCGAAACCCGCCTGATAACGTTCCTGGCTCCAACACCACCGTCTACTTCCTTAACTCCAACTGGTGGATTTTCGGTAGAAACACCGATGCTCCTCAACTTCAGGAGCCTTTAAGAGTCCCTGGAACTCCCATTCGGGAATTCCTCTATCTCTGGATACTTGTCTTCGGGTGTGCGTTCCCTGGAAGACAGGTTATCTATGCTAACGTAACGTAAGGAGGTTCATCTATGGCATTTGCGGGTTCTATCAAACTCGTCTCGGAAGGAGCAAGGTTCCTTGCTCCCTTCATAGACCCTCAAGCGTGGCTTTTAGGAAGGATAACCAGGGTTGGTTACATCCCTGGACTTCCTATCGCCCAGGATGAGGCAACCGCAGGTATCGGGATGTTCCTTGTAACTGACGACCTGAACGGCACCAATGCAGGGGACGTTTCCATCGTAAATGCGGTTCCTCCTCCTCTTAGACTGACAACAGGAGCCAACAATAACGATACTATCCAGTGTTTTGCGGGTGATGGTCAGGGAAGAAGGATTTCTCCCTTTGCCCTTACCGCTAACGATGAACTCGCTTTCATTGTTGAGTTTACGAGGGATAGTAACGTCTCTACGGTTCTTATAGGCTTTGGAACTGCAGGGGGAGGAGATATCGTGGGCACTCCTCCTTCCAACGCCATTGCTCTCAGGCTCAAAAACGGAGACAACAACGTCTACCTTGTCCTGAGAAAGACAGGAACGGAGACGGAGGAGAACACGGGATTTACCCTCACTCCAGGGGAGTTCAAGACCTTCTGTCTTAGAGCCAGCAGAAGCAGGGTTCTCCTTATGGACGTATCCCAGCCTGGGTTTCCTTATGCTATGGTAAACCTTGCGAACCTCCCCGATGCGAACTCGTTCCTTGGGTTCTTTGCGGGCATCAAGACCAACTCTGCCTTTGCAAGGCAACTGGATTTGCGTATCTGGCAAGCCTTCCAGGCGAGGTAAAGTGAATGCCCGAACTCACCTACACCGTTAAAACGGTAACTCTGGATGAGCAAAAAGTCGCTTTCAGTGGCGTCGGCACCTCCTACTACGGGGTGGCGGGTAACGGTGTTGCGAACAAACAGTCCATCAACAGCCTCCTGGGTGTAGCCCGCCACCCCCAACGTCAGGCTCTAAAAATCACCAACCAGAAATCCTCTGCGGTGGATGTGAAGGTGGGGCTTTCCGATGCTTCTTCCGAAGACCACGCCATTGCTATCATCCCTCCAGGAGGAACGGAATACTTCCCTGTAAGGGCTGATGTTGACCTATACATCTGGGGTGCTGGGGGAACTCCCAATTTCTCCATTGTGGAGTTCTTTTAGATGCTCAAGATTTTCAAGGAAACGAAGGTGGCAAGAATTGCAAGTCAATCCCCTGATATGCCTCCGTCGGGTTACGTAACCTGGTCAAACGTAAACAACATCCTTGCAAGGGATAACACCTCTGCTACCGCAAACGTTACGAGCACAACGCCCAACACAGTGTTCCTGGAGGCGAGGGATTTCGGGTTTTCTTTACCTCCTGGTGCCATTGTTCTTTCTGTTTCCTTTACCGTAAGGAAGCGAAAGACCTCTATGCTTAACACCGTTACTGACCTGCAAGTCTACTTTATCAACCAGGGAACCTGGGAGACGGGAACCAACTATGCTCAGTCATCTAACTGGAACTCATTCCTTTCGGATGTCTCTTATGATGTCGGAAGGAGGAGTAAGGAGACGGTAGAGCACCCCTTTACAGGACTTGCCTTTTCTGGAACTTTGAAGACAGGAACTTCTGACACTCTGGAAGTGGATGTTATAGAAGAGACGGTCGTTTACGGGGTTAAAGGAGGAAATCCCGTTCCTGGAATAAAGAAATTCAAAAACCTGAGGATGGGGATATGACCTTTGGAGAATTCAGAGATGACCTCGTTATCCCTTACGCCAAACAGCGGGGAGTGTCTTTCGTAGATACATCGGACACTCCAAAACTCAACAAAGTCCTCAAACTCGCCATTGAGGAGTTTTCCCGCTGGACTTACGCCTTCTACGAACCAGGGCAGTCCTTGAGTATTATGTCTGGGACGGATATTTACTCCATCCATCCTATCTTTGAACCGAAGGAAGTTTTCGTGAAAGGCTCAAGACTAAGAAAACAAGGCTCGGTGGTAAGGTTTTCTAAACTCCATCCTTCTCCTCAAAGTGGAACCCCGACCGAGTGGTTTAAGTTTCCAGGGGACAAAATCAAACTGTTCCCTGTGCCTGATACTAACATTTCGGGAACGGACACTTTCGTAGAGGGCTATCGGGTTCACCAGGCTATTGCAGACGACGATACGGTTCTGGAGTTCCCTGACAGAGCGGTGTTTCTCCTCTCTGGCTGGTGTGCGATTTATCTCTCCAAACCCGTTCAAACGGGAACCTCGGCGTTCCAGCAACTTATGATAAGGGACAAAATACTGGCAGACGAACTGAGAAGGTATAGGGCAGAGAACCTTTCTTTCTCCCTCTCTTATCCTAAAGACTTCAGGCAGGTGTATACTGTCTGATGGGTTATGATAAGGCTACCCATCACGGGACTTTCCAATCGGAAATCCGAACTGGAAGCGGGGATGGTGCTCTACGATGGAAGGAACGTAGACGTCTCCGATAACTCCATCGTTCCCATCAAGGGCTACACCCGTGAAGTTGCGGAAACTCCTGGAAGCGTTCTCCTGGGAGTTTCTCCGCTTCTAAGATGGAAAACCCATAAGTATTACCTTCTGGTAAGGAAAAACCCAGGAGACACTAAGGCTTCCCTTTACAAGTATTTCCCTGACACCCAGACTCTTACTCCCGTTATCACCAATGCTTTAGACCCTTCCGATTTCTTCTTTGTGCAATACGCTGATAAGTGCTTTGCGGTAAACGAAAAGGAGGGTTTGAGAATGCACACTATTGGAGAGAACGATTTCCAGTTCGGTCAAGTTCTGGACGCTCCTGCTCATCCCGAACTGATGAGGTTCTCCGATGGCATATTCAGACAGGGAACGGACGCTAACCAGTCCCTCAAAACTCCTCTCGTTAATGCTGAGAAAATCTATTCGGGAGAATGGGGAGGAAGAACGGGTGTTACCTTTACGGTGGTAGACGACTGGAGATTTGATATTTCTATGGGAAGCCCTTCAAGGACGGTTGACCGAAATGCCCTTCTTCGGTATTCCGTTACTTTCAGACTTGCTACTCCCATAAACCTCTCCAGAAGCGACGTCTTTCACGTCGGTATAAGGGCACCGCACGATAGGTTCTCTATCCCCGATGAGGGAAGCGGGTTTTCGGGGATAAGGCTGGAACTTATCACTGTAGCGGGGGAAGTCCTTGAGCCCATAAGGGACATTCAGCGATACCCAGGAACAAGATGGGATGCTTATCGGAGATTTTACTTCTTCACTCCAGGAACGAGAGGGGATAGAGTTTCCATCAAGGAAATCAAGATATCCTGGGAACTCTTGGCGGTCTATCTTACAGGCATTCAGCCCACCCACCAAACTCGCCTTACCTTTATGGTAGGGGATGTATGGTTAGCGTCATCCGTCATCACCACACCGTTCCCTTCCGACCCTCCACGTGTGAGGCTAAAATATCAACTGGCTTACAAGAGATTTACCTCGTCTTTGCCTTCGTCAGAATTTGAAAGCCATCTCGTTCCTGTTCACATCCTTGGTTCTTATCTCAAAATAACGGTGAAAAAACCGCAGGACTGGACTTCTCCCGTTATCCCTCAAGTAGGGGATGAGTGTTCGCTCTTAAGAGACAGGAGAGTCATAGAAACTCTGGAATACACCGCATCGGGCTGGGTTCTTAAAGGGACGTCCACGGGAAGACAGGATGTAAACGGGAACTTGCTGTTTGAAGACCACAATGCGGTCTTTGACCTCCCTTTTCTTCCCTCCTTTGAGGCTCCTTTTTTGCCGTCAGATATAAAACCTTCCTCCATTGGACTTTTCAGGGCTTCCTTAGTCCTTGGAGTGGGAACCGATGTGTTTATATCACGACCTAACAAACCCCTGGAGTATGAAGGACTCAATGAAGCCCCCGACCCGCTTGACCCTGGACAGGGACGGTCGTCCTTTGTCTCCGAAACGAGAGCGGAGCCCGTAACGGGAATTCTCGGTTCCAAGGCTCTTTATCTCCTTACCCCTTCACGGATTTACGTGATGTTCGGAGACTTCCCTGCTACCCTTTCCGTTCCTCAACCTGTAGATGTTCAGGGAGTCATAGGGAAACGTGCCTTCGCCCTTTTCAAAAACGGAATTGTGTTTGTCAACAAAACGGGTGTTTGGTTCAACGCCCTGGAAGAACTCTACGCTTACGATAAGGAACGCAGGGACTTTTCCTCCTTAGAACTCACGCTTGATATCCCAAAATCCTTTGCAGAACTTGGAGTAACGGAAAAGGCTTTCGTCTTAGTCCAGGACGGAAACCTTTATGTGTTTGAGCCAAAGACTTCCACGACGGAAGGGCTTGTCCTTTTTAGAAAAAACAACGCCTTTATGAGGCTCACCTTCCCTCACAGGTTTGTAATGGGCGTGGCGGACAGAGAGGAACCGATGAGGCTTTTTACCGAGGCAGGCGGGATTTATTCCTTTGGAACTTCCAGCGATTTCGCAGGAGTTTCCCTTGAGTGGTATTATAGAACAGGGCTTATCTCCTTTTCAGGAGACGGAAACGTTCCTGAGGTAAAAAGCAGAATGACCTTTATGGCACTAAGAAACACAGGTAACGTGAGTGTAGAAGTGAGTTCTTACGACGGCAAGGAGGGAACCTACACGAAATCTTATGTCAAGTCTCCTGAGAGTTTTGCCCTTGAGGACTTTGAGCCAGGAATTCACCACGGAATTGGACATAGTGTAAAAATCTCTGGAACTTCCTCCTCTAAAGTAGAAGACGTTGTCTTCTTCTTAGAACCCATTGGAGGTGGAGAGTCGTTATGACGAGAGAAGAAATCAAAGAAATCGTGCGTGAAGTTCTTCTGATGGAGGGAAGGCTTCCGCCTACCGTTTACATAGAGGAACTCATCACCACCGAAGAAAATCCACGGAGGTTTGCCAAGACCGAACTCATTGACGGAACGGTCGCAGGGATTGCTATGCAACCCATTACCAATGAGGACTTACCCGATTTGAGGGTTGTCTACCTGTCAGGAGACTACATCATCGCTCACGAGTTGCAATAACGATGCCAAGGGAAGCCCATAGTATCTACACGAACGAAGGAGCCACGGGAGCCGTTACGATAACCCTCCCGCAGGCGACCTCCGCTATCATCGGAGCAAGATACAGGTTTGCCACAACCAGAGCCCTGAACCTGACTGTCGCTACTTACCCTTCCGTTCCTCCAGACGTCATAAGGTATAAGAACACCACCTTTACTTCCCTTTCCACCTCCCAGGTAGGGAACTATCTGGAGGTGGTGTGTCTTAAGCCAGGAGAGTGGCAGGTTACTTCTGTTATCGGTTTCGGGCTTACCTGAAACTATCAGGGTAAGTTTTACGTCTACAAAAATGTATGCCCATTGACCCTCTCACTGGTATCAGAACCGTCCAGGGAATTCTCGGTGTCATCGGAGGTTTGCGTGGTCTCTTTCACCGAGGAAGGAGAACCACGGGGCTTCCGCCTTACCTCCAGGAACTCTTAAGGAGACACGCCCTCTTTGCACGGGGGTTTGACGCTGAGAGTTTCGCAAGGGGCATTATGCCTGAGGTTTCTAAGTTTCTACAGCCTGAACTTTTGAGAGCCATCTCAGGAGTTACCGCAGGCTACGGAGGAGGCATTCCTGGAATAGGAACTGCTTTACCTGATACTGCTTTTGGTAGTGCTCTAAGAGGTGCGATGGGAGATGTAGCAAGACGGGGAGCGGAACTCACTTTCCAGTTACTTTCTCAGGCTCCTTTACTCCAGACGGAAGTGATGATGGCTCCCTTTAGAACGTATGCACCTCCTTCTTTCCAGTATGTTCCGCCTGATACGCAACAAGCCTTCAGGCAACTGAGGGAAAGCATCGCTTTACTTCCCCCTGGGTGGTTTAGGATAAGGTGATACCTCTTCCCTCTCTTACCTCTTTCAGACCATCGCCTTACTCGCCTGAAGTAAGGAATTACCTTGCACTTCTTCAGCGGTGGATGGCGGTGAACCCAAGGAAAAGGGCAACGGACATTCTCCACGGAACCCTTTATGGAGGGATGTTCAATCCTAACTACCTCCCTGCCTTTGCAGAAAGGAAACTCTTAGGGCTTCCGTCTCTCAGGAGGTTTATGACGTGATACCTTACTTTGATATTGACGACATTATCGCTGAAATCATCGCTCAGAACCCTGAGCGTGTAAACGACCTCGCCCCTTCGCAGGGGGAAGCCCCTTCAAAGATGGACGAGACATTTGGAGTCCAGCCTAACCTCCAGGCTACTTACGACCCTGCCACAGGAACTCTCACCACTCCTTTTGGTCAGGTTACCGTTCCTCCTTTTACGGTTCCGCAGTTTGTTGACCAGGAAACCGTAAATAGACTTCTCCGCTCTCTGGAAGACATCGCAAGGAGAACGACAGAAGTCTCCCAGAGAACGTTCACTCCTCCTGAAGTTCATCCCGTTGCTGGGGCTTTAGCGAACCTCGCTTCGGCTTTAGGGGCTCCCTATGCCACCACAGGTTATTACGGTGAAGTGGATAGAATGACCAAGGAGGCAGAGGAGAGGTTCTGGAGAGAGCAACTCCAACAGATGACAGGACTCCAGCAAGAGGCGGAAATCTACAAAAACCTAATGGGCGTTTTTGCCTCTTTACTTCCTGAACAAGCGAGGCTTAGGCTTCTTGCCCAGACCGCTACGACCGATGCGGTCTTAAGAAGTGCTTCCCAGGCATTCTCAGAATGGCAGTTTTTCAAGAATTACGAAGCAACGCTAAGAGAACTTGGTCTTAGGGAAGACCAAATCAGACTCCTTGAGAGAGAACTTGACACGAAAAGACAGATGTTCGGTTTACAGGCTATCTTTGAACGTCCCGAACTGACTCCATACATCGCCGAAGCCTTCGGGCTTCCCTGGGACAAAGGAGCCCTGAAAGACATTACGGACGCTTTGAGGAACAGACGGTATGAGGAGTTTGCAGAGAAACTTCTCGCCATATCCCCACAATTTGGAGACTCTATGCTAAGGGTAGGTATTGTGCAGATGGCTATGGACTACATCCCTGAAGGAGACGAGCGTGTAGCAAAGGCAAGGAAGACCTTACGAGACTACGCCGAGAAAGAAGCGAAGAACCTTAACGAGATACAACGGGCACAACTGGACTTGATGAGGTCTCAGATGGAACAGAACCGTGCTCAGGCTTTCTACCACCGACAAATGCCAGGCGTCCATCTTACTGGCACCATCCTTGATTTCGTGGCAAAAATCCTGCCTTCAGTGATTGCAGAAAGAGGACAGGAGGGAGTAGTAGCCTGGGAATTCTTTGGTAAAAGGGCTCAATACTATGATAGTCTGTTCAAGAGTTTCCTTGAGGAATTTAAAAACATAACGGATAAGGGAGTAAAGTCAGACCTTGCAGGAAGTATGGCTCTCCTTCGCCTCCTTGCTGATGCAGGTAACACCCTTACTTTTGCGGTTAATGCACAGGAAGGAAGAAAATGGGCTAACGAGCGTCTTGGCAAAATTGAGGAATTCTTGAAGAACCAGGAGAGCCAAGAAACCTTGAAGAACGCTTATCACTATCTCGTAAAGAACTTCGGTCTTTATCAGAATACTCTCCGCTTGGACGATTTGACGAGGAATGAAGGACTCCGAGCACGGTTTTGGTTTGCAATGAGAGAACTAAGAGATATGCTTAGAATAGCAGGAAGTCAGGGAGAAGCCCCACGTTTAGACCCGCAATCGCAATTCCTCAACAGCATTCAATCGCTCCTGGATGACTCCAACCTGAATATACCTCAAAACGTGAAAGAGACCGTTAATAAAGTTATCCAAGGAATTATACAACCGCCACCCCTTACCGCTCAGCCAGGAGCACCAGGAGGGACTCCGAAACTGCCCCCTGGTTATGAAGTAGTCCCACGTCCAAATCAACAGGGCAGGAAAATAGGAGGAGGGATTGTCGGAGGATGATACCCAAGACCTTAAGGGAAATCCTTGAAGCGGAGAAACCTCTCATCTCGGATAACCTTGCGGAACTCATCCGAGTATCCAACGAATACGGCTATAGCCCAAAATTCCTTATGGCTCTTACAAAAAGAGCAGGAGCACCCTCCCTTTCGCAACTAACTCCAGGCGTGGGACTTAAACTCGCTCCTGAAGTCTACAGCCTTACAGGAAGGCAACCTTCTCAAAACCTGAGAGACGAAGCAGAGACTCTCTCCCTGTTTTTACGAAACTTTCCTGGAGAAAAAGAAGAAGACGTCCTTGCCAGGGCTATTCTGGGGTCAAACTTTGTAACCGTAAGGGCAGGGATAGAGGAAGCACGAGCACGTGTCTTAGGTCTTCCTCCTCCTCAGGAAATCCCCAAACAACAAGAAGTCCTTGGGACTGATATCAGTAGAAGAATACTTCAGGAGGAACTCAAGCCCTATACCCAACTTTCGCCTGAAGAAACAACCAATCTCAAAGAAACCCTCATAACCCTAACCAGGCTTCTCAGAGACCCTGATTTTCAGGGAAACACTCCTCAGGCTAAAGAAGTCAGGAACTTCATCTCTACCGTAAGGGACAACCTCTATGAATACCTCAAAGGGTTCGGTGCTCCTTCTACGTCTTTCAAGATAGAACCTTCTTCTTACGAGACTCTTAGAACTCAACCGACGAAGGTAAGGCTCGGATACGCACTTTCCACCGTTCCTCTCCTACCAGAAATATGGGACACAATAGAGGCTCACCTCGGAGTCCCGTATCCCCAGAGAACGATGACCGTCTTTGCCAGAACCATTGGGATGACTCCGAGGGAAATGTCGGAAGCAACCGTAGAGTTCTTTACGAAATACTGGGACGACACCTTCCGTGGATGGTTTGGTAGTGTTTATGACGCTTCTTTGACGGATTTGTTCTCGGCAGATTTCTGGAAAAGGTATGCCAATGAAAGACAAGACCCTACTCTCCTTAACGACTTAGGAACGAGGTTATCCGCTTCTGTTACCTCTGTTCTCGCAGGGCTTTTTGCGAGAGTCGGAACATACACTCCCTTGTTCTTTCTTTCTGTTATTGCGGGAGCAGTAAAATCGGCTCCTTCTATCCTTACTCCTTTCCCTGTTACTCGGATACCGACGGAAGAAGAACGTTATGAGGGACTTGCGGAGACCACTCCCGACCTTGTAGAGATTGCAAAGAACCTTGGTCTCTTTATCGTAGACATCATTCAGGGATATGGCGAACTGGACACACGACCCGCAAGGGAAATCGTAGGAAACACTCTGGACGGGCTTTTAATAGTTTTTGGAGTCGTAGGGGGAGTTGCTCGCTGGAAGATGGGGAGGCTTATGAAGAAATACGGGGAGTGGCTTGAAACCTACAGCGAAGCCAGAGCCAAGTTGGACAGTCTGGAACAGTCTTTAACGAAAACCCGTGCGAAGATAAGGAAACTTGAGGCACTCATTACCCGAAACGAAAACAAGTTGGAAAAACTGGAGAACCAACTTACCAGACTGGGGACAAGGTCGGTAGAACTGTCTCAGAAAATTCAGAGAAGGTTTGATATTTACCAGAAAAGGCTTGCGAAGTTGCAGAAGGTTAGAGATAACGTCCTTCAGGAATATAACAACACTCAGAACGAACTGAACTCTGTGTTGCAAATCGTTACTGCGGAGGACGTTGTCAAGAACCACACTTACCCGCCTATCGCTCAGGCTATCGGGGAGAGGATAGAGAGGAGTCTTCTCACTAAGCAAGACGCCCACAAGGCTTTCGGGCACGTTCCTGATGCCCTTTACGTCAAGACAAATGGTGAAATTCTCGTTGTAAGGGACTACGGGGTTCTTTTAGGAGACTGGAACGACCCTGTTCTTATGGTAGGGAAGGTGGATAAAGACGCTTACGTTCTCTTTACCGACCGAAACCTTTATGGTATTGCCCCTGACAGGGCGAACTTAAAGCCTGGATACTATCGGCACCTTGACACGGGAGAACCCGTTATAGTCTCCGTTACAGGCAAAACGGCGAGGGCTACCAACTTCCTCAGAGGAGGGGATGTTCCTCTTGATAAACTGGTTCAGTTCCACCCTTTACGCCCCATAACACTGGAGAACATCATATCCGTCTATCACCCTCACCTCGCTCCTCTCGTTCCCCTTACAGAAGTTGTGGACAACGTTACCCTTCTTCCCAACCCCTTCAACCTGCTCGGACATAATTATTACAAACACGTTCTTGTTTCTACTACGGACGGTTACTACGTAGTAGAGCAGGGGTCTATCCGAGCGAAGCCTCCCGTTTCCTCAGGAACCGCCCCTATTGTAGCCAGAGCAAGGAAGGTTACGGCGTTAAGACCGTTAAGGAGAGCCTCTGACCTTGACCCTAAACATTTTGAGGAGATAGAACTTGAAGTAACGGGAGTTCTGGGATACCTCAACCCAGACTTTGAAGCCATAGCCTTTGAAAGGTTGGTCAGGCAGGGGAAAATGAAACCCCACAGCCCTTCCCCAGCCCTCATCCAGCAGGAAGCCTCCGTAGTTAAAGAACAATGGGTAGAAGCGTTAAGGGGAACTCCTCACCTCGTTATGGGACAAGCCACCTTACCAGAACTTACTATTAAGACTGCCCTTATAAGGTATGGGTTTTCGTTTGACGATGTAGCACAAGCCATAGATGATGTCGTAGAACACCTGAACTCTCGCCATCTTAACCGAGCCATTCTTATAGAAGCGAGCAACGAGCCTATTGTGTCTCCAACCATTGCCCAGGCATTAGTTCAGTCCATCACGCAATCCCCTCCTACGGGAGGCAAACTCACCTGGAAAGACCTGCAAAACCGTATAGCGACAGACGCAGGTATTCAACAAGCCATACAAAACGAAGCAACCGCTCGGGGGAGACTCCCAAAGGAGATACAGGACAAATTTGTTCAGGACTACTGGACTGCCCTGGACATCGTTCGGAGGAGGCACATTCCCGTTTCTTCGGCTCTTCAGAGAGTAGAAAACATCCTCAAGAGGGAGGAATACGCTAACCGCCCTACTATCCTGAGCGACGACGTTGATTTTTCCGCCGTAGAACCCTTGATACTGGGCGAACACGCTCGTATTACGGGAGGTGGCACGGTCATCTCCGTCCGTTTCCCCGAGAGTGTAACGAAAGGACTTGCTACTTCTCAGATTGACGCTCTAAAGGAATTTGTCCGAAACCACCTCCAGAGGCAGATAGACGAGTTTTCTCCACCCCAGCATATCATAGATGCCATAGAAGATGAAATTAAGAAAGGAAACCTTCCACCAGGAACAACCGAGGCAGTAAAAGACTTTATGAAGAGACACCTTTTTACAGAAAGGAGGAATATCCCGAACTTTTTCCACGGTCGGCAATACGCAAGTCTCAATAATGAAATCCGAAACGCCACGGGAGTGATAAATGGAGTTTCGGACGTCATCGGTTTTCCCACAGAGGAAGTCCTTAAAGCCCTGAAGGACTACGTGAAGATTTTGAGAGACAAGGAAAGCGGAACGGTTCTCTTTGACCTCGTGTTCCATTCACCTCTACAGGACTGGAGCCGTCTTCTGGATGACGTTAAAGCAGGAAAGATAACGCTGGAGCAGGCGGTTGAAGAACTGAACAAGGCAATAATGGGACGAGCCGTCAGGAAAGCCCAAATCCTATCCTCAAGCAAACGGCTTACCGAAAGGGAACTTACCGCTTCAGGCGTAGAGGCGAGAATGGAACGACCACTGGAAGAAGTGTTATCATCAGAGCCGTGGGTTGCAGGAGACCCTGACGTGGTTCCCGATATGTTCCGTCTTGGTGCTCCAGAGACAGTCTCCACGACCTACGCCAGCACGGGCGTTCTCCTTTCCACAGGAGAGATGCTTCCTGGCATAAGCCCCAATGTCCTTGTTGTTCCTCTCCACATCCCTGTCCAGCCTTATATGGAGATGGTGAAGGGCTTACGCACAACTCACAAAAACTCCTATTTCGTAACCGTCGGGGAGGCGAACGTAAGGTCTCTGGAGTCAGTCATTACTCCCGAACCAGCCAGAGTTTATGACCTTACCTCAGGGTCAAGGACAACTCCCCTGTCTATTCCTGCTGACCCCGCTCACAGGTTCTACGAGGCTCTGCGGGACATAGCCCCGACCGTCCTTACCGATGCAGTGGGCGACCTGAGAAGCAAATTACAGGCAGAACTTGCTAACCTGCACCAGAAACTCTCTGCACTTGGTATAAGGGAGTTGAAGGAGTGGTCAGACACCGCTTCCAGAGTTGATACACTCAGGATGCAACTGGAAAAGTTAGTGGCTAAGGAAGGAAAGAAACTTGAGGAGTTTCTGGAGTTGAAGGAAAAACTCAGACGACAGCGGATAAAGCGTGCGATGTTACAGCAGGAGGAATACTCCCTGGACACCCTCACTATGGAGAAGCGAAGAGAACTCTTTGATGAGTTCTTCGTTCCGTTCCCTACGGACTTCGCTGGGTCTTTAGGGATGCCTCCAAACATTGACATCAATATCCCCCTTTCTGCCTGGGCAAGGATTTTTGAAAACGAGTTTGGTAAGGGGCTGATGGGGAAAATCATTGGTAGATACGTCTTCCCCGTTCAGACTCTTATCTCCCAACTCCCGCCTCAACTGGCAGTGCCCTTACTTCACACTTCCGCCAGGGCTTTCAGATACCCCTCGGAATGGATGGCAAAACTCAAATCAGAGGCTCTTACGATGATGGATACTTACGGCATCAAGGACTGGGGTGAATGGGGTCTTGCAGGACACCTCGCTCAACTTTACGGTGAAAACAAATACACCTTCACTCAGGGAAGCACCATTGTTCTCAAAAACGGAAAGAAGCACCAGGTTGTAAGCACCGTTACCGACGAGCCTTTCCTTGACCCGCAGACGAATAAGTGGAAAATCAGGGATGACCAGACCGTCATAGAAATAGACGAGATAGACCTGAATGCTTCTGACCCTTCGGTGGGAAGACAAGTCCTTGCACACGCCAAGAACGTTGGCATAAGAAGCGACCTCGTAGATGCGGTGCCTGAGATTGAAGAGAAGTTTTACAGGAAGTTCTACGATGAAGTAAGAGAAGTTTACAACGAAACCCTTAACGGCATTGCCACGGAAGTAAAAGAAGGACTTAAGCGGTGGTATTCGGGAGATGAACTGGACAAACGGATAGAGAAGATAGACAAATTCGTGGAGAAGCACTCCATTCCCTATCGCCTCAACTACTTCACCCACGCCTTTAAGGAACTCAAGATGCTTCCCCACACTTACTACGTGGATGCGAGACTTACTTCCATTGAGGAAAGACTCGCTCAGGTTTATCAGAGAAAACTGGATGAACTCGCCAAACAAACAGGAACGCCTCCTCCTCCTGGAACTCAAGTCGTTCCTGTGGCGAAAGGACGAACCCAGAGAGTTTCTCCGTTTATCCTTCCTGCGTGGGAGGGCATTCAGGCATACGTCAACGTCGTTATGCAAA